AGACGGATGATTATAGCGACCGGGTAGACCGAAGCAAGCCGATAGTAATTAAGCCGATGAGCGAGTTAAACTCACGGTATTATCAGTTCAAGTACAAGAGTGATACAGACTATTGGAATGAACTATACCGAAAGCGGTACAATGAGGGGTACGGCGATAGGATTTTTGATAGTCAATATGAGTTTGCATCGGAAACGCAGACCTCGGAAATAATCTTTGCCGGAACACCGATAGTAGGATATGCGGATGAGGATAAGAAGTATAGCACCATCTTAAAGCGGAACGGCAACGAGCCGACAATAACCGAAGAGCAAATAGATAGCGTAATCAGGATACTGCAAACGAAGAAGATTACTGGTATTACATCTTGGAGGCTATTCACGGAAGACGATACCGGGGTACTTGGAGACTTTACGAAGTATGCCTATGCTGGACATTTTGATGATCCGGACAATCCGACCAACGACTTGAACTTTGGATCTACGAAGGAGCTTTTCTTTACCGGAGAATCGACTGGCACGAATCAATTTAACGTGTACTACTCTCCATACATGGCAGAGATTACGGACAAGGATAGCAGGCTGCTTACTTGTAACATTAAGTTTAACGGCTTGCAGATAGCGAACCTTGATTTTAGCAGATATATCTGGATAGACGGAGGCTTATATCGGTTGATGCGAGTGATTGACTACACTCCGGGAACTACGGATTCCTGCAAGGTGGAACTGCTGCGCGTTATCAATAAGACCTATGCGCCAGAGGAATATACCAGCGTTACCATCTGCGATCAAATATGGATGGACAAGAACTGGGATGGCACTACGTTCAGGAATGGAGACCCGATTCCGGAAGTTACTAATAATGCGGCATGGGCCGCATTGACAACACCGGCATGGTGTTACTATGATAACGACCCTGCGAATGGTGCGATTTATGGAAAGCTTTATAATTGGTATGCAGTAAGTGACCCGAGGGGATTGGCTCCAGTTGGTTGGCGAGTTCCAATACAAAGCGATATGGTAGATTTAAACGGCTGTGTAACAGACGGGTCTAATGATTTAAAAGAAATAGGTACAACATATTGGGATTCAGGTAATGCTGGTACAAACATAACTGGTTTTAGCGCAAGAGGTAATGGCTATAGAACTGATAGTGGAGTATTTCAGGAATTAAAAGAAACAGCATTTTGGTGGGCAAATAGTGAAATAAATACCCCAAGTGAAGGAGATACTTTATCAATGGTTTATTTTGATAATAGCCTTGCAACTAATATCAGTAAATCAAAAAAATATGGCGGATCTGTTCGTTTACTAAAAGACATCTAACATGGCAGAAGAAGTAGCGTTATCGATAAAAGTAAATGCAGAGCAAGCGAATCAGTCTGTTGGCAGCTTCAAGAAGCAGCTCCGTGAGGCAACGGCTGATCTGGTGAACATGTCGATGCAGTTCGGTGAGGCTTCTGCGGAGGCGCAGGCAGCAGCGAAAAAGGTAGCAGGCTTGAAGGATGCTATCGGAGATGCGAAGGCTCTTGCCGATACGTTTAACCCGGATAAAAAGTTTGTGGCACTTGGCGGAGCATTGCAAGGAGCTACTGCCGGGTTCTCCGCGCTTCAAGGTGCTATGGGTTTGTTCGGCGGTGAGTCGAAGGATGTGGAGAAAGCACTGCTCAAGGTTCAGTCAGCTATGGCCTTGCAGCAGGGAATCAGCGGAATTGCTGGAGCTTTGGACTCGTTTAAACTTCTGAAGAATGAAATAGTCGGCGGAGTTACGAAGGCATTCAGCACCTTGCGCGGAGCCATTATTGCCACTGGACTCGGTGCGCTTGCGGTTGGTATCGGTTTGCTGATAGCGAACTTCGAGAAGGTCAAGCAGGTGGTACTAAACTTCATACCCGGACTTGCGAAGGTAGGCGAGTTCGTAGGCAACCTTATCAACAAGGTAACCGACTTCATCGGTGTAACCAGCGAAGCGCAGAGAGCGCAGGAAAAGTTCATTGCCATGACTGAAAAGCAAATCAAGGCAGGTAATGACTTCCTTGACCAGCAAGGTTATAAATACGATGAATATACAAAGAGAAAGATAAAGGCTGATATTGATTATAAAGAGAATGTTTTAAAGGTAACAAAGGATACTACGTTAAGTGAAGCACAAAAAAATGAAGCTTTAAGAAACTATGCCTTAAAAAGAAACTTTGAATTAGATCAGGCAGACAAGGAAAGAAACAAGAAAGCACAAGATGCCGAAGATGAGAAGAACAAGAAGATAAAAGAGAAGCAGGATGCAGCGAATAAGGCAGAAAAGGAAAGAATAAAAGCACACAATCAAGAGATAGCTGCTCTTATTACGAATCTTACTGATGAACGCAATAAGATAAGGCTTTCGGAGTTCGATTATCAGGTTTCTTTGCTTGATAAGGAAAGAGAAGCAAGACTCAAACAAGCGGCAGGCAATGATGAATTGATAAAACTCATTGAACAAAACTATTACCTGAAGCTTAACCAATTAAGGGAAAAAGATAAAGGAGAAGAGAAGCAAGCTGAAGAGGAAAAAAAGACTGTCGTACTTGATGCAAACAAGTTAATTACAACACAGATACCTGCTTTGCGCCAGCAGAATACTGAATTTTTCAAGGCTGATAACAAGATAAGGCTCGGACTTGCACAAACAGAAATAGAAGCGGCTCTTGCGGTTGCTGATACTTTGGGCAATTTGTCTAAATTAATAGGCGAACAAACTGGAGCCGGGAAGGCTTTGGCAGTAGCGCAGGCAACTATTTCTACTTTTGTTTCAGCGCAGAAAGCTTATGAAGCATCTATCGGGATTCCATTCGTAGGCCCGGTTCTCGCTCCTATCAATGCAGCACTTGCGGTTGCTGCTGGTGTTGCTAATATCAAAAAGATTCTTGCAGTACAAGTTCCCGGAGGTAAAGGAGGCGGAGGTTCTGTTCCTACGGCATCGACTGCTGCAACCGCGCAAAGAGCGCCAGTAACTCCACAAGCACAAACGACTCGAATAGATCAAGGCCAAATCAACCAGATAGGCAATGCTGCGGTGAGGGCCTATGTAGTTGAAACAGAAGTAAACAGTCAGCAAGAGCGGCGCACACGGATTGAGCGTGCGGCTCGTATTGGATAACACATAAAATTAAAGTCATGAAAATTTATGAATTGGTAATAAACCCGGAAGAGAACAACGATGCTGAAGTTTCTTATATCGCGCTTGTAGATGCTCCGGCCATAAAGAAAGACTTCATCGCATTTAACGAGCAGTTTGTAGAACCCGGCGAAAAGGAAACCGAGGACGAGTTTATTTCCCGGTGCATCAGCTATGTTGTTAACGAAGGAAAGGATCAAGAGCAGGCGGCTGCTATCTGTTACTCGAAGTGGGATAACCGCTTTCAAAAGTTCCAAGATAGTTACAACGATTATCCCGAAGCCGCGAAGGAGGCAGCACAGACCGCACTACGTTATGCCGAGGAGAACGGCTGGGGAAGTTGCGGCACTCCGGTGGGCAAGGTAAGAGCTAACCAGCTCGCAAAAGGTGAGGCAATAACTCGTGAAACGATAGCACGGATGGCAGCATTCGACCGACATCGCGAGAACTCCGACAAGCCGCTCGGAGACGGTTGCGGCAGGTTGATGTGGTTAGCTTGGGGAGGAGATGCCGGGGTAGAGTGGGCCCAGCGTAAGCTGAAGCAGATTGATAAAGAAAAGCTGCATGCCTTCGCCATACAGAACGAGGACGAGCGAATAATCACCGGCCCATTGATGATTCCCAACCAACTCATCTACCGCAACAATGAGCGATTCGGTGAGCATTACGTTAAGTTCTCTGCCGAGACTATAAGGCAAATAGCCATCAAGTTTGCAAAAAAAGGTTATCAGAAGAACGTCAACCTCATGCACGATGCCGATATGCAGGTAAACGGAGCCACTATGTTTGAGTCTTTCATCAGCGATTCAAGCCGTGGAGTTAAGCCGATGGAGCAGTTCAGCGACCTGCCAGATGGCACATGGTTCGGCTCGTTCTATGTAGAGAATCCGGAGGTCTGGAAGCTTGTAAAGGAGGGCAACGTGAGAGGCTTTTCAGTTGAAGGTATGTTCGATTACGAGATGCCGGAAAGCACAGAGGAAAAATATAGCCGCTTGATTGTCAACGAATTAGCGGAGATTTTTAAACACTTTTAGATTTCTTGTCTTATTAGATTGTATGGAAGCAAAAGAATTACTTACAAAAATACGTCAGGTATTCGCCGAGTTCAACGCTCCGGTACCTGCACCTGCTGCTCCGGTTACCATGTCCGACTACGAACTCAAAATCGGCGGCATGGTTTCTATCGATAAGATGGAAGTCGGCGGAGTGGTTATGATTGACGGCAACCCTGCTATACCCGGCGAGCTTGAGCTTGCTGATGGCACGGTTCTGGTCATCGGTGATAACGGTGTAATTACGGAAGTTAAGCCTGCGCAAGAGATGCCTGAAGCACCTGCTGCGCCTGCCGCTCCTTCAATGGACATGAGCAAGTTTGATGCTTTCGAGTCTATGACGAACGAGAAGTTCGCCAGCTACGAAGCAAAGTTCGCGGCCTATGAAGACCGTTTCGCTGCTTATGAGGAGAAGCTAAATCAGTCAAAGCAGATGATTGAGCAACTGCTTCAGTTCGGCAAGATTATGGTTGAAAAGCCTATCGTAGCTCCTGATGCATCGGTTAAGACTTCCAATGCTTTCAAGGCAGAGAAACAAGACAGAAATTTCGATATCCTATTTTCATAAAAAATAAAACAGACAAATAATGGCACTTTCTTTTAGCGGTCTTACCGCATACACAAAACAAAATGTTAAGCCGCTGCTGACCAGCGCAGTGCTTGGAGCCACTACGCAGAAGATGATTCTGGACAATGGCATTGTGCTGACTGGTGTTAAAGGCCCTACACAGATTCCTTTGATGGATACCGATGCCTTCTTTCAAACAGACGCTTGCGGTTATTCTCCTTCGGGAACAACAACCTTCAGCGGTCGCGTCCTGACACCGGGGAAAATCAAATTAGAAGAAACAATATGTGTCAAGGATTTAGAGCAGTATTTCACAATGGAAGCTCTTCGCGCAGGTTCAACTTATGAGGAATTTCAATCAGCTGATTTTGCTGCTGCTTACCTCGCAAAGAAAAATGCTCGTATCGCTGCGCAGCTTGAAACCGCCATCTGGCAGGGTTCTACCGCCAGCACCAATGCGAACCTGAACAAGTTTCAAGGTCTGCAAGCTTTGATTGCTGGAGGTTCTCCGGTTGATGCAAACGTGAGTGCTTATACTGGCGTTTCTACAATCACAACCGTAAGTCAGTCAAACGTAATCGCCGCTACCGAAGGCATCTATAAAGCGATTCCAGCCGCCATACTTGCTAAAGGAGATGCCAAAATCTTCGTAGGAGATGACTGGTTCCGCTTGCTGGTTATGGCTTACCGCGCCGAGAAGTTGTTCTTGTATCAAGCAAACGAGAATGCTGACCGCCGCTTCGTTCTGCCTGCCACATCGGTTGAAGTTGTTGCCGTAAACGGTCTGAACACCACCGGAGACGCTTACGCTATGAGCTTGAGCAATATGGTACTTGGTATGGAATTGGAATCGGAAGACCAGAGCTATAAGCTCTGGTACTCAGAAGATCAGAATGAAATCCGCAGCCGTGTAGCGTTCAAACTGGGAACCCAAGTTGCCTTTACAAATGAAGTGGTTTCCTTCGTTGCTGGTATCTAATAACAATAAAAGTATCATAATATGCCTTGCGCACTAATAGCCGGATATTCCATCGATTGCCGTGAGGCAGTCGGTGGTATTGATGCGGTCTTCTTCATCGAGCATGCTAATATCACCAGCTTTGGCGAATCAAGCGGTACGATTACGGCCATGACAAAAGCTACCGGGAAGCGTTTCTGGAAGTTTGAAGTGCCGAGCAAATCGACTGCCACTGCCTCCAGCAATCCGGTAGGTTCGACCGAAAACGGTACGCTTTTCTTCGAGCAGAATGTTACACTCCCGGTAAACCAGCGTGACGCTACTACCCGGAACATTGTCACTGCTCTTGCAAAGAATAAGGTTATCGCCGTGACGAAGGACAAGGACGGTACATTCCGGTTATACTTCAAACAGTACGGCGGTTTCCTCGAAGGTGGTACCGGGCAGACCGGAACTGTTGCAGGAGATGCCAACGGATATACATTGCCGTTTGCAGGTCAAGAGAAAGAAGATTTCTTCGTAGTAAGCGCATCTGTTGCCGCTGCTCTGGAGACTCCCGGAAGTTAATAGTAAAAAATAAAATGAAAGTCCCCGGCCGGTGAAACGCCGGGGATTTTTTTATGAGTATGCTGCACCTGACTAAAGGCACGACCGTTACAATAAAATATACCGCAAGCGAGCTGGCAACGCTTACTGCACCGCGTTTTTTATTTACATTTGTTCAGAGAGCCACGAAGAAAAAAGTCAGCATAAATTTGTTGAATAATAGCACGGCTCCGAGGTTTGATATGTCTGAAATAGTGGTGAATGATTATTTCCTAAATGAGACGGAAG